GTCGGCGATGCAATCTCTGCAGGTAATGTACTGCGTGAGATTAGTGCGAAACTCCATCAATACCGGAGGGACGCAGGTCGCATCGTTAGGAGGAGGATGACATTTCCAGATCTGGATATTGTAGAACTTTTCGATACGCGCGCGGAGCCAGGCTGTCTGATCAATTCTCGAATTGATTTGGACGGCGGCTTTGCTACGCTAACCGGGAGTTCGATTACTCCAGATTCTCTTTCGAGAGCCCCAGGTGTTACGGTGCAGAGTTATTCTGCGCCAGCGGGGATGGAAATTTATTCGCAGTTGTTCATGCGTGAGATGAGGCGCACCAGTTTTTCCGGTGCCTTCACATACTATATTCCACAGTCTCCCCGTTTTCTAGGGAACTACGGTAGGTATGTTGCAGAGTTGGACCGAGTTATTGGTCTCTCTCTCAATCCCACGAATGCTTGGCAATTGACTCCATGGTCCTGGTTGGTCGACTGGTTTGTCGATGTAAGGTCAAATCTAGACCTAATCGAACTTACTTATGACGACAACCTGGTGGTGAACTACGGCTACGGCATGCAGACCTCTACGAGGACTGCTATTGCTAAGACGCAGATCTGGAATCCTGATCCATCTTTTGGGTTGAGGTTCTGTAGCACCAAGCGTGAAGCCGTTCGTAAACGGCGCGTTCGGGCTAACCCCTATGGATTCATCACCTCCACCTCCGGGGACTGGAGTCCCTATCGGTGGAGCATCCTGGCTGCACTTGGTTTGACCAAGTTGTAGGTAGGGTGTGCAATCAAACCACAATTCCATAACAGTTGAATAACAACTGAATAGTTCCGGCTCTAGTTTTTCTAGAGCCTTCACCAGGAAGAGGGCCCAATCGTGGCACTTGCAGATCCCCAGTCTATTACTCTCAGCGCCGCCAACTCGCTGCCTCGTACTCTTACCGGACCTCAGTCCGCGGAGTATACGAACAGCGATGGAACCGTCAGCCTGCTGGTTTCCCACCAGCTGGTCAAGGGTCGGCGTCGCTCCCTTGTCCGGATTCAGCGAAAGAAGGTGACTACGGATCCGCTCACCGACATCAAGTCGGAGATCGGTGCCGTGATCAACATTTCAATCGATCGTCCGGGCGCGGGCTTTACAGAGACGGAGCTCGTTGAGCTCTTCACTGGCGCTAACACCTGGCTTTCCGCCGGGACTAATGCTAACGCCAAGAAGGTACTCGGGATGGAGAGTTGATGCTCCCAGTTTATTGGGTGCTGATTCTCTTTACCCTGATCCCTGTCTTCTGTGGTATGACCTTCATCATTACGATGTTGGCCAATGGAGAGCGGGGCTCTGCGCGACACTGTCGTTGATTTACAGCGACTTTGGCGTGTAGTGTCGTGTTGCGGGCTCGGATGCCAACTCCCGTTTAGGAGCGAACATGAAAAGCCTATTAACACTCTTCCGCCAAGTCCTCGACGATGTCGGGGGCTTTTGCTCGGTAGACACCACTCGTGACTTTCAAACTGTCGCGAGTCGGTTGGAGAATGAGGGGATCGAGTTCTTTACTCGCTCCTTGCCGAAGTTCGGATCCGGGCTCGAAAGAGCTTTGGATCTTGGCTGCAGCAGTCCCGACCTGTACCCTAGTTTCAAGTGCAGGCAAAACTCCCCGGTTTTATTCGGAGGGTTTATGGACCTCATCTTTGACCGCGTAAGCGGTGTTGTACTGGACGACCCAAATATTGAGGCGATCAGATCTGTTCGTCAGCTTACGCTGATGTTCAAGAAGATCGAACTCGAATGCGGGCCAGCGGAGAGGGCGAAAGCCTACTCTGCTTTTGTTCAGTCAAACGAGGAAGTTCGAAGTTGGGAAGACTCCGTCCTCTCGCGAGACCTTATGAGGTTTGATGCGATGGCGGACAATCTTTTCGCTGCGGAGGCGTCCTACGTGAACAATCTTGTTCACACATTCGACCTTCGCCCAGCTCATGGTCCCGGCGCCACTGCGGATCGTTTGGTAGCTAATACCAAGTATACGATGCCCATGTGGACCGATCGCCTTGAGAGTGTAATGCCGTACTGGCGTTACGCTAGCTTCTACGGTGAATCTGCCGTCAGGAGTTATCCCCTGGTCGACTTCCGAAGCCCTGGAAATGAATTGCCCGTTAGGGTGATTGATGTTCCTAAAACGCTCGAGGCACCTCGAATCATTGCGGTTGAGCCAACCTGTATGCAGTTTGCACAGCAGGGAGTCATGGCCGCTTTGAAGGATGCAATCGACAGTAGTGTACTTGTCGATCTGATCGGCACCACCTACCAAGAGCCTAACCAGCTTTTGGCCCGTAAGGGATCTATGGATGGTAGCTTGGCAACACTAGATCTTAGTGAGGCCTCTGATCGTGTCTCGAATCTGCTTGTTCGACGACTGTTTCGCCGGTTCCCGGATCTGGATGATCTGGTTCAGGCATGCAGAAGTTTGACAGCAGACGTACCGGACCATGGTATTATACCGTTGGCTCGGTTCGCGTCGATGGGGTCAGCACTGACATTTCCGATTGAAACGATGGTCTTCTTGACTGTTGTTTTGATTGGTATCGAAGATGCTTACAACATCACTATCCGTAAAAGTGCCCTTAAGCACTGGATCGGACGGGTTCGCATCTATGGGGACGACATTATTGTCCCTGTGGATACCGTAACTTCCGTGATCCGCGCCCTGACCCTGTATGGGTTCAAGGTGAACGAGAGCAAGTCTTTCTGGACTGGC